GCCTTGATCTTCATCCAGGCGTGGTTGCGCTTGCGCCAGTACTTTGCGGTCGGCTCCTTGATGATGAGCCCCTCCAGGCCACTTGCCCGAACCGACTGGTACAGGGTGTGAATCTCCTCGACCGACGACACGAGGTATCGCGGCAGGAGCTTGAGCGGGCCGGCCTTGACGCTTGCCATCAACTCCTCGAGCACTTGGCGGCGCAGAGAATACGGATGGTCACTGCCCTCTTTCACATCCTTGCGGAACAGACACTCAGGGAGGATATCGAAGATGTTGAAGATGGCATCGACCGCCTGCTCATCCTTCTTGCGAGCCACCGAGACGGTGTTGTTGAACGAGCCGCTGGTGATTTCTCCATCGAAGACGAGCTTGAACTCCTCGCAGCCCAGACGGGCCGAGAAATAGCTCACGTCCGCATCGGCGAAGCTGGAACCGCTACGCAGATCGGCGCGGAAGTTGTTCACCAGCTGGATCAGCGGGCCTTTCAGATGGTCGAAGGTCGTGAACTCCTTGCCCGAGCGGCTGAAGAACTTCACCGAGGGTTCCGATACATCGACGAATGCCAGAACGCGCACGCCATCGAGCTTGGGCTCGGCGACTTGCGGCCATGTCTTGACCCGACTCTCCTCGAACGGGTGAGCCAGCATGCAGTCGAAGGTGGGAATCAGACCAGGAATGGCCTTGTTGACGGTCGATTCGGAGAAACCGGCTCGCAGGTCTTTGCTGACGATGCGCCACAACAGTGCGGACGACTTCGGGCTCAGACGGCTGAGTTCGAAGGTCAGCATGTCTCGCGCCGCATTGCCGGTCAGCTCCCGAGTCCGCAACTTGTCCAGAAGCGCCCAGGTTCGGTAGTCGAACTGCTCGGTGCCGGTGGTGGTCACGGGCGCTTTGGCGATGCCGTAGGTCTTGAAGGGATTGAGGGCCGCCTCCAGCACATCCTGAAAACCCTCCAGGTCGGCTGACGCCGCAACCAGAGACTCCTTCCCAGATTTGCTGGAAGTTGCCGCAATCGCCTCGATCGTGTCGAAGATGAGATCGGAGGTCACGCAGCATCCTTGTCTTCGGCGAGCTTCTTGGCAAAGCGGTTGTACGTATCGACCGCCATGTCGTTCATGGTGTCGATCGCCTCCTTTGCAGTGCGGATCACCATTTCGCTAGGCAGCTCCGCCGACGCCACAACAGCTGCGACGTAGTGGATGTACGAGGCGCACAGGGCGCTTGCCAGAGCGGGCGGGCTGATGCCCATGTCGTTGAGCGAACGCTGCGCCTCGACGAGCACATTCATCGCTTTCTCGAACTGCTGATCCAGCTCGCGACGTTGGGATTCGCTGATGATTTCGTCAGCCATGACTTATTCTCCTTTAGGTGCTGTGCCCACTTGCTGCCGTGCGATGTCCAGAAGCGACATCGGCTTGTTCGAAGGTGGTGGGACATCAGCCTTCGGGGCGGGTTTCGGTTGTTGTGCAGTCTCTTGAATGGCTGCGTTGATCGCTGCGGCATAGCCATCAGTCGGCATGGCCATCAGTCGGTCGTCGGACTTTGCTGCCGGCTTGGGCTCGACCTTCTTCGGAGCAGTGGTCGGTGCCGCTGCGGGAATCGCCTTGGTCGGGCGGAAGCTCGCGGTCGCCTGACCAAACTGCTTGTCCATCTCCTCGCGCAGCAGCGCACGATCGACGAAGTACAGAGCCTTTCCAGCGGTGCGCTCCTCCTGCCGCATATCCAGAGCCACGCAAGACTTGTCGCGAATGGCCTTGTCGCACTCCGGATAGGAGCTCAGCGCCTTGTCGCGCTCGAAGGCCATGATCTTGTGCAGACAGACACAGTAGCCAGGCGTGTAGCCGACTGCCTTGCAGCCCTTGACAGTGAAGGTGTTGATGCCGCCCGCCGACTGCTCGGGCGGGTACGTGGGCTGTCGGTCGCGGACGGCTTGTTCGATGGTGTCGAAAATCGACATGGATACTCCTTACCAAGAACCCCACAGGGGGCGAATCGCCTGGGCACGTTTCTGTTCCAGAACCTGCTTCAGCACTGACTGAAGTTTATACCTCGTGTGCAGGGTTTCAAAGCGATCGTTCGCAATCGCCATCAAGGTGCCCTGCACTTGCCCGATCATGTGACGGCGAATGTCTTCGCGCAGTCGAGGCGGCAGGCGGTCGAAGACCTCTTTGTAGTCGCTCACCAACTCCCCCATGTTTCGCCGCGATCCGGTTCGGGTTGAGGCTCCTCGACTACGACATCCGAAGGGTCTTCGTCGTCATCGGCGGACGAAGCGCTTGCGCCATGTGCGTGACCCAGGATGGCGCTCTCGACCCTCGAGCCGTTGGGGCCGTAGTGCATGTTGACTGTGCCGGCGAACTCTTTCTCGCTGGTGTACGAGCCATTGCGGTTGTGCAGCGCGCCAGCCGTATCGGGCTTCGTCTGTGCGTAACCCCTGCTCTCCTTGTCTCGAATGGCTTTTGCTGCCGCTGCATCGAGCTTGAGCGCGTTGGCGTATTCCTCAATCTTGACTTCCCCGCCGCGCACTCGTGCCGCAACCTTGCCCCACCGCTTCACCAGTACAAATTTCTTCTCGTCGGCGTTGTATAGCTGCACCACTTCATAGAACTTGGAACCCGAGTCATGAATTAGATACGTGGCCTTGTGTGTGAGTGATGTGGTCATAAACTTCCTGTGACATATCGTCGTTGATTGAATTGTAGAAATCGCGTTGCGGGGTCGCAACACGGCAAAGTTGTTACCCCATACAGAGCAACTTGATCTTTGCGGCAGTCGCGGGCGACAGCACTTCAGCTTTCCAGAACGCCTGGCGCACGACCTCCGGCGCAACCTCGTTCGGGTCTTTGTCTCGCGGCAGGAATGCGATCCGAGCCACCAGCCCGACGCTTCGGCAGAGCAACGCAGCCTTCACGGCATCCTGCGTGGCCTTCTTCTCGCCGTCCCACATAAAGGTCACTTCACGCAGGCCCTGCTGCTTGAGCATGATGAATTTGGCCAGCTGGCTGTTCTCGCTTCCTTCCGACAGGTGCTTTCCGAACGTGCCCACCGGAACCACATCGCGCAGCGCCGGATCGCCGTCGAGAGCGATCTTGATAGCCATAACGTCGAAGGCACCCTCGCCGATCGCTACACGCCTGGCGCCGATCGCGTTCTGCCCGTTGTACAGATACGAGCCTGTCGATGCGAAGCCGGGTGGAAACAGGTACTTCTTGTCAGCCGTACCCGTGGTGTCTCGACCCTGAAACGACACAAGATCGCCGCCCAGGTCATAGATCGGAATCAGAATGCGATCGGAGTAGTCCTGCCGCATTCGCTTGCCGTAGTCATCCAGGTACTCGAAGACACCGCGCTTGGAGAAGCGCAGTCGGAAGTAGCGGGCAATGTCGGCGGTGATGCCTCTGTTCTCCAGGTACTTCAGGTTCCGCGTGCCAATGGGAAGCTCATAGCTGTCTGGTAGCTGGAGCTCCGTGCTATGCCGAACTGCTGCCGTACTCCGAATCCGAGGCTGCCAGCCCTGCTCGGCTGCCGCTTCCTTGATGTGCTCGATCACTTGCCTGGTGGTCGCCGTACCCAGGGTTGCCTGGATGAACTTCCACTTGTTGAACTTCGTCTCGCAGTCACCCGAGAAGCAGTTGCCCAGCCCGTTTTCGGCGTTCAGATACACCTTCCAGTTGGAGTTGCCGCAGCACGGGCATTCCTTCACGTTCAGCTGCGTGCCGCGTGAGCCTCGAGTAACCTTGTACTTGACGCCCTCGCGATCGAGCCAGGACTCCATGTCGATCGTGTCGAGAGCTTCCTGCAGGTCTTCATTGCGGCTCATCGCGAACCTCCTGCCGCTCGGTATCGCAGCTGCCGCAACGTGAGCACTCCAGGTCGTCCGCACCCAGAGGCCACACAGCAACCCATTCGTGACCGCAGTTGTTGCAGCTTGCGTAGCCGTGAGCCCAGACGTTCAGATCATCGGCACTCATCACTCTCTCCGAATGATGGATTCGATGAACTTCATCTTCGCAATGTCCTGCTTGATGAACAGCGTGAAGCCTGACTCCTGGTTGCGGCTGGCCGCAAAGTACAGGCGAGCCTCACCCTTCGATCGCTCCTCGTCGGTGATGTTGATGGAGATCATCAGATCGACCGTCCGCACCTTGTTGAAGTCTTCGGCAACGTGCTCAGCCTTCGCGACGGTGGCCTTGTAGCCTTCTCGGTTGGTCTGCGTGGCTGTAAGCATCGCAACGTCCTTCTGCTGTGCGATGGCCCGCAGGTCCACATACACGGACTTGCTGTTCTCGATCACATCGTTGAAGCGGAAGTTCGGAGCCATGATGTCCGCGTAGTCCACGACCACCAGATCGAATCGAGTGCCCTTTGCCTCGTAGCGATCCAGCAATGCGCGAAGCTGATTGGGTGTAAAGGTGCCAGATGGAAACTCGTGGATCAGCAGCTTGCCGCTGGTGGCCTCGAGTGCTCCGACCTTTGCTTCGATGTCCCGAATGTGCTTGCCGAGCTCCTTCATCATCGTGTCGCTCATCGCCGCGTCGAGACGTTCGGAGATGATCTTGGCCGACACTTCGAGAGTCACGTACAGCACATTGAACTTGGCCAGGCTTGCGGCCTTTGCGAAGCCGATGAGCGCGGTGGTCTTACCGGCCTTCGCACCGCCCATGATCGTCGCGAGCTCCTTGCGGCCCCACCCTCGGTGATAGAGGATTTCGTCGAGCTTCAGATGCCCGGTCGTGACGCCTCGCGGGGGTTTGACGCCCGATGCGTCGTCGATACGCTCGGCCGTTCGCAGGCTGATGTTGGAGAAGTAGTCGTATGCGCCGCCATCTTCATTGACGCCGATCTCGACTGCTTCCTTGATGTACTGCTCGACCTTCTCGAACTCGCCGCGCTGCACGAGCTCCACTGACTTCAGGATCGCTGCGGTCGTGGCTTGATGCCGAGCGAACTCGACGATGCGCTCCTCGACGTATTCGCGCCCCGTCACATCGTCGGTGTAGTACAGCCTCTTGAACGCATCCTGAACGAGCGGAATGGCATCCTTCTTGATGATGTTCGCGTTGCGTGACTTCTTGACAATGTCGGCCATGACGACCTTGTCGGGCAGTCCCCGGTTGCGCTGGTAGTAGCTCAGGGCCAGCTTGACCAGAATGGCCTCGCCGGCGTCCTCGAAGTACTGCGGCTTGACCAGATGCCCGACCCTGTTCGCGAAGTCGATACTTCGGCAGGTGAGCGTGGCCACACGGGTCTGGAAGTCCGTGTCGAAGTCGAACTTCTCCGTGTTGCCGTCCAACACGGTGTCGTTCGTCGTTGCAGGTGGTGTAGGTGTCTTTTCGGCCTCAAAAGAACGGCCGATCATTTCAGCGGCAGACGACTCCGCGATAGAGGTGGCGTCGGTCATACATCAGACTGCCGGCTTGGTTGCGGGTTGATCTTTGGGGTCAGTCCAGAACGATTCGATGGCGTGCTTGAAGAGCACGAACACCTGATGCGAGCCGTCTTCGCGATCCACCTTCAGCGAAATCGTGTACTTGTCGGAGTGCTTGATCGTGCCCTTCATCGTCGATTCGGGATCGTTGAGCATGGCGATCGTGACGACGGCCTGGGCGTTCTCGAGGGCCTTGAGAAATGCTTCGTGACCCTTGGGTGCAGCCGCACTCTTCTTGGTGAAAGGTCGCTTGGGCGGCTGGTTGAAATCGGACATAGAGTTCTCCGTAGTTGGTTGTCGATACTGCTGCATTATATGTTAGGCGTGACTTATCTTGACGATGCTTCTTCGATTGCCTGGTCGAGCACCCGCTGCTCGAACGCCTGGATGGCCGCTTCGATGCGAAGCACACCTTCTACATAGAGTGCAGCGTGAAGTGCGTACTGAGGGTGGCGGCGGCTGGCAATTTGCCCAACCAACCACCGTTCCCATTCCTGCTGGTCGATGTGCCCGAAGAAGTTTGCCGCCTTGTAGCGGGTATCTTTGGGCCACTGAATCTTGGCCGCACACTCGTCTTCCCACGCCAGCATCGCATCAGTGATGAGGTCGGCGTTTGCGCCGATGTGAGCTGGGCGCGGCGGCTGACGATAGCCGTTTGCGATGTACCAGTTCATCGCATGCCGTAGGAAGAAGTCGTAACGGATGCCGAGACTGTCGATCAGCTGCCGTAGCCTCCAGAAAGACTTGCGCTCGTGAGCCTGCATACAGTCCATGCCCTTGAAGCCCCGCATGAATCGCCCGCTTCGGTCTTTCATTACCGCCATGCAATCCTGGTAGGCGCGGTTGTACTCGTGGGCCAGGAGGTAGGTCGCCTTTGTCGGGTGCATTCGGCGATAGTCGAACCACTTCCGACGCATCAGCTCTGCCTCTTTTTTAAGCAAGCTATCGTCGATGTGCTGGAGCGCCAGAAGCTCCGCGTGCAGGAAATCCAGGTCGTGCCCGTAGAAGTAGCCGAACCATTCGGAGTAGCGGGGAATGTCGGGAACCGACGCCTTGAGAAATTCAGTCATAACTGACCGAAGTATAAGAAGATATATAGAAAGCCCGCGACTTTCCCGCAGGCTTCCCGCTTCAACCGATGCGGGGTGGGTCGATCGTGGGTTCGTCGTACGCCTTGACGATCTCACCCACCAGACCGGAGCGAACCACATCGTCCTTGGTGAAGCGAACGTGCTTGACGCTCGGAATGAACGACAGTCGCGCCACTGCATCGTCCAGACCCGACTTGCCGTGAATGTCTTTCTGGCTCATGTCGCCATTGACCACGACCTTGCAGTTGTGCCCGATGCGGGTGAGGAACATCTTCATCTGCATCGGGGAGGTGTTCTGCCCTTCGTCGAGGATGACGTAGGCGTTCTTGAAGGTGCGCCCGCGCATGTAGGCAAGCGGAGCGGCTTCGATACGGCCGGTCTTGATGAGGTAGTCCACGAAGCTCTTGCCCAGGCGCTCATTCAGAACGTCGCGGAAGGGCTGCAGGAACGGATCGAACTTGTCTTCAAGCTCGCCAGGAAGAAAGCCCAGGGACTCCCCTGCTTCGACCGCAGGACGGGTGATGATGATCTTGTCGATGACGCCCTGATCGAGCGCCTGCGCGGCGAGTGCGCCGCAAATCCAGGTCTTGCCAGTGCCTGCAGGGCCGGTGGCAAACACCAGCTCGAAGCTCTTGATGGCGGAAATGTAGCGTTTTTGCGATTCGGTTTTTGCCTCGATCGGTGAGCGATCAACCTTCTCCGCTCGTCGGTTGAAGAACTCGAAGCTCTCCTGCGATGCGGCGCCGACCGGCCCCTGACTCTTGTTCGTGCGCTTGCTTGGTGCGCGTTTGGAAGTGGCGGGGGCCTTTGCTTTTGCCATCGAGTGCTGCCTTTCAAATGATGCAGCCTCGACTATACATCAGTCAGTCGTGACTGCCCATATAAGGTCAGCGAATTCTTGGTGGGATCGCTGCATCGACCTCGTGCGGTTCGCGGTGATACCACTTGCCGCCTGCCACTGCGAAGTCGGTGACGGAGATGTAGTCGAACGCAGTGGAGCGCGTGTGTGTGTCTACGTTGATGAGCGCGAAGCCGTTGTGCCAACGCTCGCCCTCGCAGTATGAAGCCGAGCGTCGATGACCAGCACCCAGCTGATGCCACTCGTACGCACCGTAGACCGGATTGAACTCGCTCCACACCTGATGCTTGTGATGGTGCCCGTTCACGCCAGGCAGACCCATGTTGCGTGCGTGAGGGAAGTGATGGCAGAGCACCGTGTCGAAGTAGACCTTGTAGTTGTTGGCGAGCTCCTTCTCGAAGTCGCGCTTCGTGAATGCCGCCAGGTCCGCTTTCGCGATGTAGTTGATCTCGAACTTTTCCAGACCCAGGAGCTTTGCAACCGTGAAGCCGTGCAGGTCCGAGAGCACCGCACGCAGCGCCGGCGTGGCGTCTGCAAGCTGTCGCAGCAGGCGTGCCTCATGGTTGCCTTCGATGAAGTCGATCTGGGCATCCGGACACACATCTCGCAGCGGCCCGAGAATTTCCTCGTGAGCGAACTTGATGCGACCCACCACATCCCACTCACGCGGATCGACGCCGTACTTGCCGAACTCGGGCAGGTCGAAGATGTCTCCAACCAGCACGATCACATCGGGCTGCACCCGTTTGGCGGTGTCGATCAAAACGCGCAGGAAGAATGGGTCAATCTCGATGTCGTGAAGGTCCGAGACTGTGAGGATTGTCTTGAAGCGGTTGTTGTTGTCGCGGACGTACTTCTCGGCCCAATCTTGGCGCTCGACGTTCATGGTTCGGTAGTGGTCCACCGACGCATGCTTGGCGATTGCACGCTCGTGGGCGTGCTGTTGACGAGAGAGCTTGACGCCGGCCTGGCGCTTGAACTCTTCGAACGTGCCGAAGTAGCGGTTCCAGGTCGATTCGGAGATGGCGCTGTGGTTGCGGAAGTAGTTGCGAGTGACGACCTTCTCGGTGTCGATCTCGGCGATGCGTCGCAGTTCCGCGATGCACTCTTCCGGACCCCAGTGCTCCATGAACTTGGAGCTGTCCTCGCTTAACGGAACGTCCGTGACCGGAGCTCGATTGATGAGTTTCGGCCCCGTGGGATCGTTCTTGAAGGTTGACCGGATGAAACCCGCCTTGTTGCGGACGGTCTTAATGGAGATGCCGAGTACTTTTGCTACATCGGCGACGGTCGGATACCTGTCCAGGTCGTTGTAGACCTCGATGAATTGCTCGATGTCCGTCTTTTCTGACATGCCCTGCTCCTTGAGGGCCTGCCGCCCTTCACCTGTGGGCGACTTCAGTCGCCCAATGCTGCGACTCAGCCTTGTGCGGCTGCAACCATCTTGATGAAATGCCAGAGGCCGTAGATGACCCCTGCACCGATCACCGCCCAGGCCACTTGGATGGCCTTGATGGTGACTTTGATCGTCGTCTGCTGCTTGACCTGCTCCATCTCAAGGGCGGTCAGGCGCTCGCTCTGCTTCTCGATCTTTTCCAGGGTCCGAAGCATCGTGTTGTGCATGGCTTGATGACGCTCCTCGAGGATTGCGATCTTCGAGATCGCATCGGCCATCTTCGACATGCTTGACTTCATGTCAGCCAGATCACTTTGAATGACGCCGAGTGTGCTTGAGTCCGACATTTCGATGCTTTCAGGTGCGATTTTGGATGCCGGATTGTAGCAGAACTTCAGTCATTCGTGAGCTATTCTGACTGACATGGATTTGCTGCAAATCCTTATATAAGGATTAGTCGTCAGTGTCCAGACCAGGCTTCACATCGTCTGCTTTCGGTGCTTCTTTGTTCGAAAACGCTTGAGCGGCTTGCTGTGCCTGAACCTGCTGAATGATCTGCATCTCCACCTTATTCATGGTGGCGCGACTCATCTTCGAGGGCAGTTCGTTCATGCCGTTCATGATGGCTTGGATGTCATCGCCGGTCAGGTTTTCCAGCGCGAAGATTTGCTGTTGCTGCTGTTGCATAGGTTCTCCAGGGTTGTTGTCAATGGTGACTTAGCCATTATAGCCAAGCCACCGAGGGAATCAGTCGATGAGCTTGGCGAGAGCAGCTTCGAGCTTGGCAATGCGAGCCTCTTGATCGACCACGCGCTGAGCGAGCTTTACGGCCGACACAAGAGCGGCGTTGCCGTACGCAACTGAAAGAATGCCCTTGTCATTCTCCGACACTGCATCACCGATAACGGCGCGCAAAGATTGTGCCGATACACCCACTTGAGTGATGCCCGTATCGGTTCGGTCGTAAACGCCGTGCTTGACCAGTGCGAGCTGATCCACAAAGTTATCAGTCAAATCACGCCAGTTTGTTTTGAGCCTTTCGTCCGAGTTTGCTTGGACGTTTCCGATTGCCGTAATACTGGCACCAAACTGTGCGTTGTTGTTCGTCAGGTTGATCTCAAGCGGCCAATAGCCTCCAACTTGTGTCCATGATTCGCTGTCCGTTGCTCCGCGCAGCACATAGAAAATGTTGCTGTTGACGTGGACCATTGCCGTATTGTTGTCCGTGTCGCGGAAGTAAACGGTCGGCGAAGTTCCGCGAAGAACAAACGTACCCGGCGTCCAACGATTGTTCTCATCTCCATAGAGAGCGAACTGGTTGTCAGCCACAACTGTCTTGTTGAAGTAGAACTTGCTTCGATCTGATTGGAAGTGGCACCACGTACTGTTCTGCGGTCCGACTTCGACATATCCGTTTGAGGTGTTTACTCGAAGCGATCCACTGCTGCCGTTGTATCCGGCGGTATAGCTGGTGTAATTGCTTGAGTCCAACACCGTACGCCATGCTTGCCATGTGCCGCTATTTTTTCCGCGCACCGCGATCTGACCAGTGCGGAAATCCCCATAGATTTGATGCACCCATGCAGTGCTGTAAGCAGCTGCGTGCATGCCGCCATCGGTTTGGCCAAACAGAGAAACGCCATTGACGTAACCGACTCCGTTGTATTGGTAGGAGTCTTGCGCCAGTGCATTACCAGCGTCGCGGTTGTAGAACGTGCGTCCGTTGATGTTGTCCGTCGTCGTCGCCGTGGCGGCATTTCCAGAGACGCTAATTCCCCAAGTGCCAGATGCGCCACCGCCAGTCAGTGTCGGGCTATAGCTGGTGTAATTGCTGGAGTCCAGCACGGTTTTCCAAGCAGTCCACCCGGCGTTGTCGTATTGCCCCAGGCGGTAGCGCATCGCAGAGCCGCCATACGTCGACGAGTACGGGAAGTACAGCTCCGCGGTACCCCCATCGTTGGGGTAGGTCTTGACGCGCACAACAGACCCGTAGCTAGGGTAGCCCTGCCCATCGCTTACAAAGCCAGCCTGAACACCCGTGCTGAAATCGCGCCCGTTGGTCGAGGCGCTGAACGAGTATTGGCCAACTGCCGACAGCAGTGGCGCAGAGGCTGATGGGTAGCTAGTCGAGTTGCCTGCGTGAAGGACTTGATTGCCGCCTTGCGTCAGAGACTGCGGGAAGTTCGCGGCGCCGCTGGCTTCAATCTGGATCGCTCGCGTAGCGCCGTTGGAACCGACATCAACAAAGAAGCCGCCGCCAACGGATTTAATGTTTGCATACCCTGAGTCGTTCTCAGCGGAGTTGAGGAACAGCATCTTTGTGCTGTCGTTGTTCCAAATCTCCAGCGCAGACCGCCACGATCCACTGTAAGAACCAAAGCTGGCCGGAGTCTGCCCCGAGCGCTT